ATTAAAACGTTGTTCACTCTTCCTTCGATAACCGAATCAGAAATATCACCTTGCTGAACGGTAAGAGAAAGTTTGTCCAACTTCTCGCTCTTATCTTTGGCTGACCAAAAGATTGAGTTGATATAGTCTCTGGTTTTCTGAACCTCAATAAACTTCTTTCTCATTGCTTGGTAAGCCTTGTTGCCTACAACCGCATTATTGAGAGCTTCGACAGTAGGAGCTTTGCCGTTATTCTCGGCTGCTAATTCACTTCTCAATCTCTCTTTGGTTTTAGCTTCAAAAACTTCCAAGTTGAGCTTTGCTTCTGCAACTTGAGATTCAGCTTCAGCAAGTAATTGACCAAAACGGTTTACAATTACTGGGAAGGTGATAAGCTCTCCGATAAGGTTTGAATAATCAATCTTCAATAAAGAGTCAATATCCATATCCTCGTCAAAGCTGTCAAATAACAACTTGTAAGTTTTACCACCAATTGTAATGAGTTTCTTGTTCATCGTTTTACTCCTTTTCGTTTTCTTCGGCTTTCAAGATATGTAGCCCAATCACCGCATATCCGATAATATCTTTCAATGTATCTTCAATGCCCTCAAAATTAGGTTGCTCGCCTCTCATTTTGTTTTCTACCATGTTACGGTATCTACTAACTTTGTCCCACAAATGAACCATATTACCATTCATTCCAAGGTCAAAAGAAGCTCCTTTGTAATCTTTGTTTTTCTTAACCAGCAAATCAGACATGCCATTGAAAATCTCTTCAATAGTCTCTTTGCTCATTTCCGTTCCTTTTTTAGTCGCCATATACATTTTTGATTAAATTATTTAATTCTGAGAAATTCAAATCATAGTTTTCAAATTTTCTCATTAACATATCTCTAACATTTTTAATAGCCTGCTCAAGTCCTTCTCTACCACGTTCCCATTGGGCATTAAGACTTTTGTTACCCAATGAACGTTCTCTATTCATATAGAATACAAGAGCTAACCAATCAGCTAATTTACAAAAGACTTTCACATCATCTCCTGTACCTGTTATATTACCAACTACCATATTAGCGGTAGCACTCCAGTTGCCACAATCATTTCCATCATCTTCTCCGAACTCCTCAATTGCTTTATGTCTTGATAAGTTATTCAAAGCGTTTCTGATTTCTTCTCCGTTAAACTTGTTGTATTTAGTTTCATGAGACATATCACGAAGTATTAACGATTCATCCCAATCGTGAAATGCAAAAGCATCTATACAATCAAGTTTAAAAGATAATACTTTAACATCTTTATTATTGAAACCAAAAATATCTTCAAGCAAAATCCTACCAAATATTGACACTTTATAGGAATGCTGACTCACGCTTTCTTCTTTGAAAACGTCCATTTCTTGCCACTGCTTAATATTATCAAGCCGTTTCAAATAATCTCCATTAAAAATTTTTGCTAACATAATTTAACAATTTTATTTACGATTTACCATTCTTCCAATCTTCAAATTTTGTTGATTTTGTTTTATGTTCTGATATTACATATATCTTTGTCTTGTTATTACTCATCAGTTTCTTTTCGTTTTTCCACTTATCCTTTTCAACAACACCGCTTAAAGCTACGATACAACCTTTCAAATTAGCAATATCTTCTCCAATTCTTTCATAAGCATCTGGCCAAAGAAGTATCGGAATAATGGTGTTGTTGCAATCTATGTTTAAAGTACACATAGTTCCATTCTTGATTTCCTTTTCTTTGTAATAGATTAATTTGCCTGCAACAGCAACTTCTTTCTTTTCTTTAGTAGCTAAAAATTCAGTATCATCTACATACATGTTAGATAAACGCTTGTTTGGAATAGCATCTTTTATCATGTTTTCATAATCAACTTCACCGAAACCAGTTAAACGTTTTTGTTCTAATATCCAGAAAGCATTTGATTTTGCATCCTCAACATTATACTCTTCTGGCATAACGTCTCCTTTTGTATCCAAATATTTAGCTAAAAGTTTCCTTCTGTCTCTCGGATTGTTTACGCCTTCTATTAAATCAAACGCTCCAGCAATAATAAGGCACTTTACAACTGTTTTATTAACCTTTGAAGGTACTCGGCTCAGGAACTCTTCTAATGAATAAAATTGACCGCCCTCGTGCCTTGTATTCATTATATTTTGAACTGCTACTTCTCCCACTCCTTTAATTTTCGTCAAGCTGAAGAAGATGCGTTGTTCTTTCGGGTCACACGTGAAATTTATATCGGAGAAATTAACATCAGGTGGACGTATCTCAACTTCAACTCCTGTTTTCTTCAACTCGGCAAGTCTGTATGGTACTTCCCCCTCTTTGGAGAATTGAAGAGCCGTTGTCCAAAACTCTAATGGATAATTTACTTTGAACCATTGACTCCAATATGACATTATCGAATAAGCCGCAGCGTGAGACTTATTAAAACCGTACCCTGAAAAGGCAAGAAGTTTATCCCAAACATGTTCAGCATATTCTTTAGGTTTTTCAATTCCATTTTTTTCAAGTAGTTTTGTGTAACCTTCTTTGAATTTCTCACCATATGAACTCAAAGTCTTAATGTCTTTCTTTTTGATAGTAGTACGAAGAACGTCTGATTCAACTTCTGTTAATCCTCCTACTACTACAGCTTTCATAATCTGTTCCTGATAGACATAAAGTCCAAACGTTTCTCCAGTAATTTTTTCCATTCCAAAATCATACACTGGTTTCTTCTTTCCATTCTTAATATCGGAGAAGTCACCATGAGCATTCATTTCCATTGGACCAGGTCGGAATAGAGCCGTCATGGCTATAAGGTTTTCAAGAGTATCTGGTTTAACTTGTCGGCAATAATTCATCAAACCAGTAGTACCAAACTGAAACACATCTTCATTCCAACCTCTCTTAAAATACCTAAATGTTTCTGGGTCATCTAATGGAATTTTATTAACGTCAATTTTTTTGTTATAATTTCGCTCTATTAAATTCAATATACTCTTGAACTTATCAAGCTGAGATAAACCAAGAATATCCTCTTTTAAGAAGCCTGATTTATCAATGTATTTACCTTCCCATTCAGATACAAGAACTCCGTCAATTTTCTTTATAGGCATCCACTCCCATAAGTCTATATCAGCATGACTTCCATCAACTCTAAACTTCGGAACTATAACAACCGCTGAAGGGTGAACGCTCTCAGCCTTCGGTTGTAATAAAGCATATTTTGTTAAATGAACAAGTTCTGGATTTTCCTGAACGAAATTGAAAAGCAGTTTTGATTTTGAAGCGTATTCAATTAAATCTCCCCAAGTGTATTCAATTTGGTCATCAATATCTTTAGTCAGTTTATTTGTTAAATCAAATGAAAGTCCTTTAACCTTTCCAAAGTCTTTTATGCAGGTCTTTAGTTTCATTCTTGTATATGTTCCGATACTACAAGTGTAATCATATCCATATTTTTCTTTGATATAATTTTTCACTGAATCTCGGAACTCGGTTGGAAAGTCAACATCAATATCAGGCATAGAGTCAGCGGACTTTGCACGCTCCCCAGATACACGTGTTTCATTCAAGAAACGCTCAAACATTAATCCATATTTCAATGGGTCAACGTCCGTAATATGTAAACAATAAGCGACAAGACTACCGCAAACTGAACCACGTCCTGTTCCCACATTAATATCGTTTTCATGACACCAACGTATAATATCCCAAAGTATCATGAAATAATCACACAAACCATTAGGAACTATTACATTACATTCGGTTTCAATCTGCTTCATGTATTTTTCCAATTCTTTGGGTTTTAGATGACCAAGACGTTCATTGATTCCCTTTTCCAGTTCCTCAAAGAATTTTCCTTCAACGTCCTTAACCTCAAAATGAGGCAGTTTACGCTCTCCTGTATTTATTCGGAAGTCTATGGAATCAGATAGCTTTGAAGCATTCTCTATACCAGTTACAATTGCTTCAAACAAAGGCTCTACGTTTTCAATCCATTCCCCATAAGCATTTATGGTATCAGATACACTCTTGAAATATTGGTCATTCGATTCAGGAGTTGCTTTATTATTCACCTTGTTGAGAATTGTTTTCAATTCACTCTCTTCCTTATCAAGATAATATGAATCATTTATCAAAATAGGTTTCAACATCCTTCTATAATTACAAAGATAGGTATCAATGTTTTCAAGATGTTTTCGGAATAGTTGTTGTGAAACATATTCAACGGTGTCTATCTGATAGAACACTTGGTCAAATGTTTTCTTATATTTTGCAATGAGTTTTACAGCGGATTTTTTATCATCTTTGATATAGTTCAATTCACTCTCTTTAGGCACTACGCAGCAAAGTCCTTTACCTAATGTATAAAGTAACGTATCAGGAATGAAACCATTGTAATCCACGTTTATAGCCTTATTGATGAGCAGTAAATTCTTCCATCCTTCATAATTCAAGATGAATAACTTTAATTCAAAAGTTTCTTGATTTTGCTTATCTTCGGAATAATTGATTGCTACTGTTACAGTTTCACCAATTATTGATTTAATTTTCTTTTTTTCACAAGCAGTCTGAAAAGAAAGAACTCCAGCCATAGTATTCTTATCGCAAATTCCAACAGCCTTACATTCCATGAAACTCGCTTTCTTCACCCAAATTTCACAAGAACCTGAACCGTTCATCATTTCATATTCAGAATGTACTCCTAAATGAACGAAGTCCATAACTTTCGGTTCACTTGTTTTACCAAGATATTTAAAGTCATTGAACTCTGGTTTGAACACTAATTCATTATATCGGTTTTTATCTTTCTTAATGTTTGAGTAATAGAATTTGCTTCCAAATTCAAATAAGATGAAATTAACCTTCTTTTCATCCAATATATCAAATTCGTCATCAGATAGAATAAAGGCAAAATCTTCATCAATTATCTTACCATCAAACGGTTGAAGATAAAGAAACGTTCCAACCTCTTCTATGGTAATAATATCGGAGCCATTCAATTCTGACTCCGACACTATCATTTTATTTTCATTTAACCATTTAGACAAACTTTCAGTCATAATTTACAATTTTCCTAAGTATTCATGATTAACTTTTAAAGATAACCTTGAAGCAAAAAAGTTTTTTGCTAACATAGAAATATCCCAATTGAAACCATCCACTCCTCTTCCTTCGTCATCAATCATTTTTGCTTCCAAAACCTCGATTTCAGAAATAGCAGTGTGTCTTGCTAAATCTTTTTCTTCAACCGTCTTTAAGAAAGTCATTTTATGCTTGTATTCTAAGTATATTCTAAGTAGATGATAAGAGTTAAACAGATACTTAGAAAAGTTTGCTAACTGCTGTATTTCGTCTGAATTTTGCTTTTCTCCTTCGGCTATCCTCTGAAGATTATTTAACACGATAGATAAATTGTATTCAATCTCTCTAAAACGATTAGCAGGAATTTCATGACTGAAGTTGAAATCTATTCTACTTTCTTGAGCTTCGGCTTCATCATACATACTAAGAATAATTCCATCTTCACCCTTTCTCTTTTTAGCAAAGGTTTCACTCATTTTACTTGCAATGTCGTTCCACTCATAAATATGAAGACTTTGAGAATTATGAGTTTGAGTGCCAAGTTCTACTCCTAAAGCTCCAGCCATTAACTCGGTTAAAAAACTGAATTGGAAAATATTTGTCGGCAATCCCCAATGCAAATCATTACTTCGGTTTTGAATAGTGGTTATCAATTTGCCGTTTCTTATCTTCAACATAACCATGTCGTTACAAGGGATGTCTTTGGTTTTATATCCTAAATCAAAATTTGGATTCCAAATAGACATAACAACTTGTCTGCTGTTAGGATTTTCCGTGAAGATTTTAATAGCATCAATCACTTGGTCATATCCCTTAGAAGCATTCAAATTATCATCAACGAATGAATCTTCAGTTCTTATTCCGAAATGTCTCAAACGGTAGCCATACGGAGCATGAAATGTTTTTCCGTCATCAGAAAAATCGGACATCTTTTTATTAAACAATGTTAAAAAAGCAACATCTTTTCTTCCTAAAGCAATCCACATTGCTTCTGCTAAAAGGAAAAATATATTAATATCTCTTTCACAACCTCCTACGCATCTACGATAAGGATTCAAAAGAGTTGTCTTCATATCAAGCATCTCTTTAACTTTACCGTCACGACTTTCTTCATACTCCTTCTGAGTAAAAATGTAATAGTTTACCAAAGGATACATATCAGAAAATGTATCCACTCTAACCACTCCAGCATCTGGGATGAACACTTTGTTCATGTCAATGTTACTGCTCATACTATTTATTGTTTATAAGTTATTTTACTTACCTTTATATAACTATGTTAATAACTTTGTATAATAAAAAAAAGAGAACGTTATCACGCTCTCTTTTCTTTTAACTAATTACCAAAATAATTACTTTTTCTTGGTAGTTTTCTTAGCAGGTGCAGCAGCTTTCTTAGGTTTTGGAGCTTCCTCTTCCTCCTCTTCTTCTTCCTCTTCTTCAGGCTCTTCTACCTTAGCAGTAGCCTTCTTTGCTTTAGGAGACTTTTTGTCCAGGTTTTCTTCCATTTTTTTACGGTTGTCACCCAACTTTTTGTCAATCTTCTTAACGGTAGCAGTAATTTGCTCCATCAAGCCAGTGATGAGTTCAACAGCTTCGTCAAGGGTAATCCCTTTAATAAGCGGAGCACCGCTCCAGCATTTTTCGTAATCAATACCAGCTTCATCCAAAACTTCTGTTTGTTTTGTGAATGTAAGAAGATACAAATTACACTTGATAGAACCGTCAGCCTGTTTTGAACAGTTCTCAATAAGAACCATGGAACGCTGAGAATTTTTACCCTTATGCTTAATGGTAACGCCAGCACTGGCCACCCAAGCGTAAACATATTCATCTTCTGGGAAGAGTTCTTTCAATGCATCGAAAACCTCACGGTCATCTTCGTTGTTTTTCGGGTCAAGTTTAGCGCCACGTTTGCCGGCAGCAGGTTTAGCTTCTTTTTTATCAGCCTTCTTTTCTTTTTTATCGGCAGCAGGTTTCTTTTCTTCCTTCTTAGATGCTTTAGTTTTAACAGGAGCAGGTTTTGCTTCCTCAACCTCAGCACGAATAGCTTCACGAATATCATCGTCAGACATTGATTTCTTAACTGTGATTTCAAGTTCATTGTCCTTGATGTAGGCTTTCAAAGCAGTTCTGTCCATGTCAGCAAACTCATCACCTTCATTTGCTTCCTCCTCGTCAGCTTCTTCCTCTTCTTCCTCTTCTTCTTCCTCTTCAGGCTCTTCTACCTCTTCTTCCTCAGGCTCTTCTACCTTTTTTGCAGGTTTCTTAGCAGTTTTCTTCGGAGCTTCTTCCTCTTCTTCCACTTCCTGAGCAAGCTCGTCATTTTCGTCTTCTTCAGATGCTTCGTTATCATCGTCTGATGAATCTTCATCTACAAATGATTCAGCAATGTCAAGAAGAGTATCAATCTCTTCATCTTCCATTCCTTCAATTCCATTTTCGACCAAAATTTCAAGAAGTTTTTCACGTGCTTCTTCTTCGGTCTTAGCGTTAATGTTCAACGCTTTCACTCTTTTTGCAGCAGTTGCATTAATTTTTGTTGCCATTTTTGTTACGATTAAATTGTTAAAAACTATTTTATATTACTATTTTGTTATTCATCTTCTAAACTGTAACTGGAAAATACCCTTCTTTGTTGCATCAGCTCATTACCGTATTTTTGGATGAGATAACTTTTTTGTAATTCTATTATATCTGCTACTCCAAAAGGCTCATCGCCAGTATTCAGTATTTCTTTTCTCGCTTTCTTTTCCTTGTCGTTATTACAATAAACTTTGTTAAGAAAAGATTTATTGTAACCTCGCAAGAAAAGTGAAAAAATTATCTTTTCTTTGCCTGTTAATCCTTCTAATAAATCTACACCATTGACAATAAATTTATTATTTTCTGGTATTATCTTGGAATCATCTTCAATACCAAAATCGTAATTGATTTCATCAATGCTTACTTTGTAGTTTTCTCTACTTATATATTTCATGAAATCACGCATCTTATTAGAACATGCAGCTTCTAAATAATACTTTATGGGCACTGGTTTGCTCGCTTCGTTTCTACGATACTTTGCCCATCTTTTACCGTATGATTTTATAGAAGTCCAAATTTTCAATCTGAACTCTTGTACCAAATCTTCATATTCAAAAGATAGCTGCTCATATGAAAATATTTTGCTTGCGTATCTCTTTGCCAAATATTCGTATCTGTGGTACAGTTTTTCTGACATTTTCATATTTTGTCCCATTGTTATTTACGATTTCATTTACAATTCCGATACAAAGGTAAAAACTATTTTTTAAAAGGCAAAACTTTTTTGATAAAAAAATTAGGTTTGCCCAAAGATTTAACTTTTGTTTAGAAAATCCCCAGGCAAACCTAATTTTATTGGTAAAAGTGTATTTACAAAATTCTGCATACGTTCTCTTTTTTCGCATCTTCATATTGTTGTAACTTTGCGGAATAAAGAGTCAACGTTCCATCTTCTTTAATTTGGTCCAAAATCCAAATATCTCCTCTGAAAGAAAACTCATTCCCAGAGGCATAATAATTTTCAATATCGGTAGGAGACATCTCAAACTTAGGTTTACCAAGTTTATCAAAAAGCTCGGCTCTCATCTCCTCCATTTTTTCATAATTGTTAAAAATACTATCCAATCTGTTTCTTTTAGCAATATCGTTTATTTTGTTTCTTTTGCCGTCCATAACTCTTTGATAGTATATTTTATCATTCTTGCTGAAATAAATCTTTTTTCTAAATTCAGCAATTAAATACTCTTTTTGAATAATCAAAAAGTATTCAGCAACTGAAAGGTTTCTGTTCTTCTTATCCATGATAATTATTTTTTCAATTTACCAATTACGTCTTCATTAAACTCTCTCGGCTTTTGTAAATGAGTGAATACTTCTAATGCTTCATCTTTTGTACACTCGTCAATATCCTTTTTTATTGTATAAGTTATACTTGTCACGAAGTTATTTTCAAGCTCTAAACCATACTTTTTGATATCCTTTATAGCATCAAAATCATATAACAATATGACATTTGTGACTCCCTTCAACATTAACTTTTTCGATTGTTCTGGACTTATTTTCTTTCCGAATGTACAAACGCATTTAATCTCTTCGCTATCCCAAAGATGAAGAACTTTATCAACTGCTATTTTATCAAAAATTCCTTCTACTAATATAACGGTTGTAGTGTTCTCTGTTATTTCGTCATATCCAAATAAAAGCTCGGAAAACTCCGTACCAACGCTATTGTTGTATCTTAATCGGTCTGAAGGTACTTTCTTTGCTCCATAACGTCCAACAAAACCTCTTATCTTTCCGCCATCATATATCGGTATCAATACATAGTTTTGGTATTTTCTATACAAATCAGTAGCTCCTATATTATAACGTTTACAATCAGCAGGAGTTATGCCACGCTCCAATAAGTATTTCGTGCTTGCTACGGACACTTTCCATCCCACAGGCATCTTTATAACAGGCAGTTCCTTTAATGTCACCTCATCATCCTCTATACTCTCAGCAACTATATTACGAAGGCTCTGAATAGTCTCTCGAATTTCAACAGTAGCTCCTCCCAACAGATAAGTTTTATCCAGTTGTTTGAGAAGTTTATAAATGCTGCCGTACTCCCCGCACTTCTTACAATCCCAAAGTTGAGTTGTTTTAGATATGTAAAAATGTTCAGTTTTTCCGCAAAAAGGACAATCGCAAATGTACTGTCCTCTTCGGTTTAATTTCGGATTGATTAACAAATCACGAAGGTCTGAATCATCAATTTTCCTTGTCGCTCGTTTCATATTCATCCCAGTCTGTATTCATTGTTCTCTTTCTATCATAGAACCTTGCGTATGCGAAATTGTTACATATGTGTATAGGACTACCATTTTTATAATCACGTAACTTATCTGTGTGTAATCTCATAACTTCCTCTTTTGCTTCGTCTCTTGTCTGATTTATAGTGATGAAAATATCCACAGGTCTTAGTTTTCCTTTATCTTCACTCAACTGAGCACGTGTTATAACAAATTCAGGGTCATTCTTTTGTTCTTCTGGAATATTACTACTTTGAGTTGCTGTATGTACGACAGCATTAAATTCCATAGCTAACATCTTCATTCCTTTAGCAAGTTTAGCTTGTCTGAAACGTTCTTCATGAGGAGTGTAATTGTGTCCATCACCAACTTCTAACAACTCTAAATAGTCAATTATGATAACATCAATTTTACCATATTTTTTTTCCATCTCTTTGACCTCTCTACGAATATCAGTCAAAGTCTTAGCGTTGAAAGTTTCTTCAGAACTTACAATGATATCAGTCTTTCGGAGCTTCTTTATAATTCTTTTTGAAACTTCCATTTTCTTGGAAGTTATATTACCAAGTTTTACATCTTGGTAAAGAGTTCCAGTCCAAGCTGCATCATAACGATTTAAACACTGTTCTTTAGTTCCTTCCAACTGAAAGTGAGCCACTCTAAATCCTTGTCTTGCAGCAGAAACTCCAACGTGAACCAAAACTTGAGATTTACCTGCTCCTGAATCACCCAACCAAAGAACGCACTCGCCAGTCTCTGGTCCACCGTTTTCACCTCCTAAACGATAATCAATTTCATCAATGGTAGTAGGAACTTTAAAACGATATTTCCAATCATCGCTCTTTCTCTTAGCTTGTCTTTCAGCAAAGTCTCCAAATACGGTTTCAAATTTAGCATCCTGAATTGAAAACTTACTAAAATCTTCAGCATATTTTACAAACAAATCCCAAGCATTGTCTTTCTCTCCTCTATTATATACATCGGCAATTTTATCATTCGCCTCAAGAAATTTCATTTTCTTGATGTATTTTTCAAAAGATTCAACAATTAATTCATAACCTCCCTGTTCGTCAATTTCTACATCTACAATTTCTTCTAATTTTTCAAGTATTCCTTCATCATCAGAAAAATGTTGTTGTATCTGTCCGATTGTTGGAACCTTGCCAGTTTTATCATACCTATTTGTAACCCATTGCCATAACTTTTTTTCAGATTCAATCTGAAGATAAGAAAATTTGAGATACTGTCTTACTATATCAAAAACAGTTCTTTTTTCCAATGCTGCTGCAAATAATTCAGCAACGAAATTACTTGTCAAAGTATCACTTTTCGCCATATCCTCTTTTTACATATATTTTTGGGAACTCTTGTTTCAAAAGTTCTTTACACTCATTCTTAAAATTACAAGTTGCACATTTAGGACTTTTATGAAAGTATAAAGTAGTATTAGCAATACACCATAAAAATCCTCTTTTAGTATTATGAT